AATGGTAGCAAGACGCCCCGCCACCGTGCGAAGCAGTAATCCAGAGCTGGGATACCGCATTCTTGAAAACACAACGGTCGGATTACTCTGCCTGTACCACTTGGGGCGTGTTCTTTCACCCAGATGATTCAGGTAAGGAAGTCCCGAATCTGATATTATTGGATGGGTTCAAGGATAAATACGAATTTCCTGAACTCAAGCGCGTTGCCTATGATCATTACTGGCAATGGGAGCCAGATCAACTGGTCGTGGAGAAGAAAGCGTCCGGTGCCCCTTTGATCTTTGAGTTGCGATCCATGGGTATACCGGTTACGGAGTTCACTCCATCCAGAGGGCAGGACAAAATTGCCCGAGTCAACGCAGTGACAGATTTATTTGCATCCGGAGTAGTCTGGGCGCCGCCAACCCGATGGGCTGACGAAGTGATAGAAGAATGCGCGGCCTTTCCTGCCGGAGAACATGACGATTACGTGGACTCAGTGTCTCAAGCGTTGCTAAGATTCAGACAAGGTGGATGGATTCGAAGCACGATGGATGACTGGGACGATGAACCAACATACAAGAGACGGGTTGAGTATTACTGATGGCAATTGAAAAGCAAATGGATCCGATGGATATCGCTAAAGCTATTGAGGTAGAGGCGCCAGAGGAAGAGCAAGAGTCAGAAGTCTCGATTGAGATCATTAACCCCGATGCAGTCACGATCGAAGAGGATGATGGATCAATGTCAATTATCCTTGATCCAGAGATGCAGGAAGACATCCTCGGTCCAGACCACGAATCAAACCTCGCAGACTTCATGGACGAACAAGAGCTTGACGTTCTTGGTGACGAACTCATCGACCAGTTCATGGGTGACAGAGACTCCAGAAAGGAATGGGCTCAAGCCTATGTCAAGGGTTTAGACCTGCTTGGCATGAAGATTGAAGAGCGTGACCAGCCATGGCCCGGGGCTTGCGGTGTATTTCACCCAGTTCTGACAGAAGCCATTGTTCGGTTCCAAGCTCAGGCGATCATGGAGATATTCCCAGCATCAGGTCCTGTTCGTACTCAGGTCGTCGGCACAGATACCAGCGAAGTTGGTAAGCAAGCTGAGCGTATTGAAAACGAAATGAATTACCAGCTCACGGAAAACATGACGGAGTACCGCGAGGAAACAGAACAGCTTTTGTTCCAACTCCCACTGGCTGGTTCGGCATTCCGTAAAGTGTATTACGACCCAATGCTTGAGCGGCCTGCGGCAGTCTTTGTTCCTGCCGAGCAGTTTGTTGTGAGCTATGGTGCCAGTGACCTGTCAACATGCGAAAGATACACGCATGTGATGAAGAAGACTGAGAATGAAGTGCTCAAGCTTCAGGTCAACGGGTTCTATAGAGATGTGGAATTACCCCCGCCAGAGCCAGAGTTTTCTGACATCCAAGAAAAATACGACGATCTAGAGGGCGAGTCTGATTACTCGATGGAGGATGATGACCGCCGGACCTTGCTTGAGTTTCACGTAGACATCGATTTGCCTGAGCCATTCAATGATCCAGATGGAATCGCAAGACCGCACGTTATTACAGTCGATAAAACATCCAGAACGATCTTATCGATCAGGAGAAACTGGTATGAAGACGATCGAAAGAAGCGTAAGAGAGATCACTTTGTTCATTACAAATACCTGCCCGGACTGGGCTTCTATGGCTTTGGGCTTATCCATCTTATTGGCGGCCTAGCCAAATCAGCGACATCCATCCTGAGACAGCTTGTTGATGCTGGAACATTGGCCAACCTGCCTGCGGGATTAAAAACCAGAGGACTCCGAATCAAGGGTGACGATTCACCATTATCACCCGGTGAGTTCCGAGACGTTGATGTCCCCGGTGGAGCAATCCGAGATAATATCTATCCGTTGCCATACAAAGAACCGTCCAGCGTTCTGTATCAGTTGCTCGGAAACATTGTCGAAGAAGGCCGACGAATCGGTTCGGTTGCAGATATCAACATCGGTGAAATGTCAGCCAACGCTCCAGTGGGCACAACACTTGCCTTGCTAGAGCGGAGCATGAAGGTGATGTCTGCCGTGCAGGCTCGCTTGCACTCCAGCTTACGCAGAGAGCTCCGACTCATTGCGAAGGTCATTCATGATTACATGCCCGATCAATACGATTATGTGCTGGAGGGTGAGTATTCACGCATTAATGATTTTGATGGGCGAGTGGATGTTATTCCCGTTTCCGATCCAAATGCCGCAACAATGTCCCAACGAGTGGTCCAGTATCAAGCGGCCTTACAACTTGCTCAGCAGGCACCACAGTTCTACGACATGGCGAAACTGCACCGTCAGATGCTTGAGGTCTTGGATATCAAGGATGCGGACGAGATTGTCAAGTTGCCAGAGGAGGTCCCGAATCGGGACCCTGTGTCTGAGAACATGGCCATGATGAATCAAGAGGCGGTCAAAGCTTTTGACTACCAAGATCATGAAGCGCATATCGCCGTACACATGGCGGCCCTTGAAGATCCGAAGCTTCGCCAGATTGTTGGACAGTCACCGTTTGCGGCACAGATCCAAGCGGCCATGGTTGCACACGTCACAGAGCACGTTGCATTCCAGTATCGCAAAGAGATTGAGAAGCAGTTAGGTGTGCCACTGCCTCGTGACGAATCACTTCCAGAAGATATTGAGCGCAATCTGTCACCGGTCATCGCGAAAGCCGCTGGTAAGTTATTAAGAGCAGACCAAGCTGAAGCGGCTCAAGAAGAAGCGAAGAAGCAAGAGGCTGATCCATTGACGCAGATTCAAAAGCGCGAGCTGGCTTTGAAAGAGGCTGAGTTTGAGCACAAGAAGAACCTCGATCTCGCCAAGCTACAGGTGGATGCCGAATCGAAAGAGCGCACTCGTCAGGTTGAAGAGGGTCGCATTGCATCCCAAGAAAAGATTGAGGGAGCGCGTCTTGGTGTCAAGATTGCAACAGAGCAGGATAAGGCATCGAGAGCCGATCAACTCGAAGGAGTGAAGTTAGGCGTTGATATTGCAAAGCAATTCAGTGAGAATTAAATTTCTGCAATTGCATAATTTGGAGCAACGCAATGACCGAAATGGAATATCTCCGTAACAAGATCAGAGAAAAAATGAACGACCTTGCTGACCACCTTGCTAACAACGGGTGCACAAGCATGGAAGATTACAAGTACGTGTGCGGGATGATCAAAGCACTCGGTGTCATCGAAGTAGACATCATTGAGCTTGAGTCAAGAAATAGCCAAGAATAGCCTTGTCAAGTGGTGCTATACTGTAAGTGCTGAAAAGTACGCCTCATCGGCGCAGATGGCACTGCGAGCCACAATCGTAAGCAGGAAAACAGAATGCAAGTAAAACCATTCGAAATGACAGAAGACCTTGAAGAGGTCCTCCCAGTACCACGAGGATACAAAGTCCTTGTTGCTTGTCCAGAAATAGAAGAAACCACCGAGGGTGGCATCATCATCGCGAACGAGCTTCGCGCCAAAGAATCAACAGCATCTATCTTCGGCTACGTCATTGAAATGGGCGAGGATGCTTACTGTGATCCAGACAAATTTCCATCCGGTCCATATTGCAAATCTGGTGACTGGGTGATTTTCCGTTCTTATTCCGGCACCCGATTCAAGGTGAAGGGACAAGAGTTCCGTCTCATTAACGATGACACGGTCGAAGCAATTGTCGAAGATCCAAGAGGCATTGAACGCGCATGAACGAAGAATTCGAAAACCAAGAAGTAGAGCAGGAAGAACTAGATTCCGGCTTTGAGATTGAGGTTGAAGATGACACGCCTGAAGAAGACCGTGGCAGACCGCGACTCTCAGATGAAGAGTTAGAAAAGCCAGTCGAAGTTCCCGATGACGAACTCCAGAACTACTCTGAAGGTATCCAAAAGCGAATCAAATCGCTTACACATCGATACCATGAAGAACGCAGACGTAGAGAGGAGGCTCAGCGTGAAAGGGAAGAACTACTGGGCCGATTCAAATCTGAGTTTGAAAGACGCCAGCAAGTGGAAGAGACACTCGCAAAGGGCGAGAATGTACTGGTTGGCGAAGCAAAGAATCGCATTGAGGCTCAGATGTCTCAGGCTGAACTTGCATATCGCAATGCTTATGAGTCGGGTGACACTGACCAGATTCTTAAAGCACAGCGTGAACTCAATCGCCTTGAAGCTGAAAGGGTTCGCGTAGAATCATTTAAGCCACGGGAGTTCAAGCCCGAACAATTACCTGAGCAGTATTCACGGCCCCGATATCTGGAGCCAGATGACAAAGCAAAGGCATGGGCGGAACGTAATCCTTGGTTCCAACAAGATGAAGAAATGACAGCGGTTGCTTTTGCGTTACACAAGAAGCTCACAACAGGGCCTAACGCAGTTGACCCGACAAGCGACGAATACTACAGCAGAATTGATGAGGGGATCCGTAATCGATTCCCAGAAAACTTTCCCGACACACAGAGGCAACCAGCCAATGTGGTCGCGCCAGCAAGCCGTGCAACTAGATCCCCTAGACAGGTGAAGTTGACACAAACCCAAGTGCGCCTAGCTAAACGACTTGGCATAACCAACGAGCAATACGCTTCGCAACTTTTGAAGGATATGTGATATGAGCAGTCGTACACCAAGGGATTCCTCGACCCGTGAAAAAACAGAGCGCAAGAAGTTATGGCAACCAGCATCACGCATTCCAACCCCAGTCGGAGAAGATGGGTATTCGTACCGTTGGATCCGGACATCTATGCTGGGACAAGCAGATAACACCAACGTGTCTTCTAAATTCCGTGAAGGATGGGAACCAGTGAAAGCTGAGGACCACCCTGAACTGCGAGTAATGTCAGATATCGACAGTCGTTTTGAAGGCAATGTTGAGGTTGGTGGTTTGCTACTTTGCAAGAACAGCAAAGAAAATGTTGAGGCTCGTAAAGAGTATCTTCAAGAAATGAACGATCGCCAGATGGAATCAGTTGACAATAGTTATTTGCGGGAAAACGACCCACGGATGCCTTTGCTGAGACCAGAGCGATCAACGAAAGTATCGTTTGGAAGTGGCAACTCTTAGTGCTAAGGGGTGCCGCGTTGACAATTAGGAGAAGGAAATGTCTTCAAATAGCACCCCTTATGGTCTGATCCCCAAGCAGAAGCTTGGATTCGGCTATTACAACGGTGCGTTCCGGGAGTACCCGGTCAAGGCAAACAACTCTGCCGCCATCTTCAATGGTGACTTAGTTGTTCTGTCAACGGCTGGACTACCGAGCGCAGTATCTGTAACACCAACAGCAATCAAGATCCCTGCAACAGCCCAAGATGCGACTGCAGGAATCATGGGCGTATGTGTGGGTTGCCGTTACATTGACTCAAACGGTGTCGTTCAATACGACAACTACTTGCCAGTCAACTTGGTCACAGGCGGCGCGACCGAAGTATTCGTTCGTGTAGCTGACGATCCAGACTTGATCTTCCAAGTTAAAGGCTCAGCGGCCCTCGGCACATTTAACAGCGGAACAGACGGTTCTGGATACGCTGGTGCAGTCGGCATGAACGCGGCACTTGGTTTCGGCACCTCAGGTTCTACATCAACAGGTAAGTCTGGTGTGAACTTGGTTGTTGGCGCGAACGGCGCAAGCTTGGCGGCGACATCAACACTTGCGGTTCGCATTGTTGAGGTTGTACCCGGCACTGAGACGGATGACTACCCTGAGTTTTATGTAAAGCTCAACGTGGGTGTTCATTCATACCACAATTCACTCGGCCTAGCGTAAGGAGCTAACTAATGGCTATTTCACGTTCCCAGCTCCTTAAAGAGCTATTACCGGGGCTCAACGCATTGTTCGGATTGGAGTACCAAAAGTACGAAAACGAGCATGCTGAGATCTATGAAACTGAAAACTCTGAGCGTTCGTTCGAGGAAGAAGTCAAGCTGTCAGGCTTTGGCGCGGCTCCTGTGAAGAACGAAGGTGCGGCAATCACATACGATTCTGCACAAGAGTCTTTCACAGCACGTTACAACCACGAAACAGTTGCAATGGGTTTCTCTGTCACTGAAGAAGCGATGGAAGATAACCTGTACGACGCACTGTCAGCTCGTTACACCAAGGCACTTGCTCGTGCAATGGCGTACACCAAGCAGACAAAGGCGGCGGCACTGTTGAACAACGGCTTCACAACATTCAACTCAGGAGACGGTACAACTTTGTTTGCAACCGATCACCCAACAGTTGAAGGCGGAAGCAACCGTAACAAGCTGTCAACAGATGCTGACTTAAACGAGACCTCTCTTGAGCAGTCAGTGATTGATATCGCGGCGTTTACAGATGAGCGTGGTCTTTTGATCGCGGCCCGTCCTCGTAAGCTGATCGTGCCACCTGCATTGATGTTCGTTGCAACTCGTTTGCTCGAAACAGATCTGCGTGTTGGTACAGCGGATAACGATATCAACGCACTCCGCAACAACGGGTCAATCCCAGAAGGCTATCGTGTCAACCACTACTTGACTGACAACGATGCGTTCTTCATTGTCACAGATGTACCAAACGGAATGAAGCACTTCGTGCGAACTCCAATGCAAACATCTATGGACGGTGACTTCGACACAGGTAACGTGCGCTACAAGGCGCGTGAGCGTTACTCATTCGGTGTCTCTGACCCACTGGGAATCTTCGGTTCACCCGGAGCAACCTAAGTATAGAGGGGCCTTCGGGCCCCTTTTTATTCCTGACAAATTCTGCAATTGCAGTTTTTGACACTGGCCACGACAGGAGATTGACATGGCTAATACAACTTTCACAGGACCAGTGCGGTCCGAAGGCGGATTCGAGGTTGTTGACAAAAATGCGGCAACCGGAGCTTTCACCACTTCCCTAGATATTGCGTCTGATGGTGCGATTGATTTAACTTATTCAAGCTCCGACACAGGTACTGCGAACGTCGAGCCGATTGTCATGGAAAACACCATGACAGGTGCTGGCGGATTGGCAGGTCGTGCTCGCTTCCAATTGAATGCTAATGCCGCTTTGGGTTCTTACTCAAACGCAATGAAAGCAATCACTGTATATGGAGCCTCAGGCAAGACAACCGGCTTGGGCTCAGCGTTTGTTGCAGAGATGACTTTATCTGCTGGCACTGATGCAGGCACCTATGCCCCACTTGAAATTGAACTGAATGCTCCAACAGGTGCCGACACAGGTACGTTGACATCATTCATTCACATTTCAACACAGGGTGATGATGTCGCAACGATTGACGACAACGTTCGTTTGTTCAACCTTGCTGGCGTAACCGCAGGAACAGGCCATATCTTCCAGACTGGCAACACTGCTCCAGCAACAGTTGGCGGCACGTTGAAGTGTCGGGTTGCAGGAACAGACTACTACGTCATCCTGTATACAAGCGAAGCGACCACCACCTAATGTTGGATAAGCAGAGCTTAGAGCGGCTTAAAGCTCAGGCAGAAGAGCAGAGGGATAAATATATCCAGATGTTTCATGAAGCCAACGGCGCTATTGGCATGCTGAATTATCTGCTTCAGGAAGCTGAAAAAAATGAGGAGGGGGACGAATAGTCCCCCTTGTTAAAGGAGAAATTTTGTGGGGAATTTATCTCAAGTCTTTCAGGTCAGTAAGCGTGAAAGCGGATTTGCAGTTCTTGGACCGCATCGACTGGAAGAGTTTTCTATAGTAGGCACGGCCAGCGAAGGAAAGCTCACAGTTTACGATACGGACACAGCGCCTGTGGCTGGAACCTATGCCCAGTCTGGAACGACAGTAACCGTCACGGACGCTGACCACGGACTATCTACCGGTGACATTGTAGGCATTTGTTTTGCAGTAGGGACTGGCGGCACTGCAACATCAGGAAACTACCCTATCACAGTGACCGGCTCAGGCACGTTTACAGTTACAATGCTGAACTCTGACACGATCACGGGTACGCCCGCTTGCAACTATGTTGCTTACACGCCCGGCCCAAATGTGACACCAAAGCGTTGGCTAATGTGTAAAGGTGTTGCGGCTGGAGACTCTTTTGCTAACGCTTTTTCCGTTCCAAGAGACGGGTTTATCGCGAAGCGGGGCGTATACTTTTTGATGTCCAATCTTCTTGAAGCTGACATGTTTTACGAATAATGGCTACTACAAAGAACGTAAAAAAAACACCATCAGGTCGCGTGAGCTATCGCGGTGAAACGTTCTCGGGCTACAATAAGCCCAAGCGCACGCCCGGAAAAAACAAGAAGTTCGCAGTGCTTGCCAAGAAGGGCAGTGATGTGAAGCTGGTTCGTTTCGGTGATCCCAACATGGAGATCAAGCGTGACGATCCGGGTCGCCGGAAAAACTTCCGCGCCCGACATAATTGCGACACGGCAAAAGACAAGTTCTCAGCACGGTATTGGAGCTGTAAGAAGTGGTGATGGAACGGTATTTCAGAGCACTCGATGATTACATGCAGGATGTTCGCCGCTTTCAAGAGGGCGGCCGAACCAATGGTGGAATCACTGACGAACAGATTAGACGCTTCGCCCGAGGTAAAACCGACAAGCAGATCGCCCGTGTTATGATGCGAGTTGGTGTTAGCGTTGAGCGCTTTGCTCGCGCAATGGACATGCCTGTTGAGAAAGTTAAGGAGCGTTTTAACAATGTTCTACCGCAAGCTCGTGCAGATAATGAAAGACTCCGATTATCACCGAAACTACAGCCGGGAAGCGTTCCACAGGTTAATCAAGCCAGCCCGAGACAACAACAAGGCTCGAATATACGTCAAGGACGGAAAGCCGGTGGCATTCGCGACTTGGGCGTTTCTCAGCCCAGAGGCTGAACAGGGATATATTACAGGGACCCGTAAACTCCAACCAGAAGACTTTGAGGGAGAAGACGGGCAACTTTGGTTTATAGACTTCGCGGCGCCTTACGGGCACTGCCGTGAAGCGATTAAATGGTTTAGACGGTTCATTCACGACAAATATGGACCGAGGTATTCAGCAAAAATTCTTCGGCGAAGAAAACACGTTGGAAGACTGTATGCATATGGTGACTCATGAGACTTAATGCGCTACATCCTAAAGATGATCCAATGGAGGACCTGTTGTTCTGCTTTGGCGGAGATGATGATGGCGGAGATAGCGGTGGCGACGATATGGACGCAGAACTTGACGCGATCTCAGAGCAGTTTGACGCCATGGATGAGGCTTATGATCGTGGAGACAGTTTTCAGACTCATGGCCATTCTGGGTACACCTCTCGGGACGATGATGGCAATGTCACAGATCACAGTGGTGGCTTGGACTCATCACGGCAATTCGTCAGCAACGTGACGATCAGTGACGAAGAAATTCAGAATATATATATTGATGAACTTGGCAGACTGCCTGATCCAGAAGGTGCAGACTACTGGAAAAACGACAGTGGCTTAACGGTCGATCAAATCAGGGAGGCTATTAACAACTCTCCAGAGGGAACAGAGTTTGATGCGAACTCTAGTGATCCGGGAAACAGGGACACCATTGCAATAAACGCCGGAGTTTCCAGAGATACTATTGTTGGGTCTGGTCCGGGTGGCAATCGAGCGGTTTTGAGTTCGGATGGAACCCCTGTCACGTCCGAGAGGGCCATAGCGGAGGCCGCAAGGGAGGAGGGCGTTTCTGAGGCAGAGATACAAGATCGCATCAATAAAGTCACCATTGACCTTCAATCAGAGCGTTCATTCGAAGAAGATGAGGTATTTGATGACGCAGATGACCCAACTATTCCAATTGAATTCACTGATCAGGCAATCATTGACGCAGATGACCCAACTATTTCAGTAACCACTCCAACAACGACTGGCACAACAGGTCGCACGACTTATGAGGTGGACCCAAGTATTAACGATTTGGTCCCCGAGGGTGTTGACCCTACTGTCATTGGACAAAGAGTTGACGATGGTGAGCTTGAGTATTTTGATGAAAATGTAAGAGACCCCGATAGAGTACCAATCTCTGAACAGGACTATGCGAATTTACAGCGCGGCCGAGATATTATTGAAGGGGCAGAGATTGAAGATCTTGGCATGCCTCCTGAGACAATCGATGACCGTTCTTCGGAGTTTACATTTAGTCAAGCGCTTGATTATGCCTTAGACCAAGGTCTTGACTTAGACGATGCTCTTGATCGAGCAGAGGTAATGACAGGTGGTAGCCCTTATTCTTTTGATCGAGACTCTACTCCAGCTAAAGTGACAGATACGGTGGGGCTCGGAGTGGATGTTTCTTCACTTCCCGGAGCAGATCAAGTTCAATATAACGCTCAAGGCGAGATAGTTTCAGCTCCAGACGAGTTTCGTAGTGCGTTTGCAGAACTTACTCGGCGTGATCCAGTGACGGGAGAGACTGTCATCACGATTGGCGGATCACTCCAGCGAGATGATGCGCTCTCTCAAGAGATCGAGTCTCTTCTTCAGGGAGGTTATACACTTGGATTTGAAGATGATGAGCTTGTATCACCGGAAGGTGTAACTGTTAATATTGCAGACCTTATGGGCGTCTCATTCACCTCAGAACGCTTCCTTGAATCTCTTGAAGGTGGATCTGAAGGCGGTGGTGGTCGCGAAGGTGAGGCCGGCGGTGGCGGAGCAAGAGGCGGCGCCAGCTTTGACCCCGGCGGCAAGGAAGGCACTGCCGCTACTGGCCAAGACCGGATTGACATAGATCTTCCTAAAGTGGAGGTGGATTTAGACCCAGCTCAAATTAATCCTGACACTGGTGCTGTGATTGATACAGATGCTGGTGATGTTGGTGAAGCCGAAACAGATGCGACCGGGGAAGGCCGCACAGAAGGCGAGTCGGAAGAGGATACGGGTGAAGACAGACCCGGCGGCGCAATTGGCGGTGACGAAACTGGTGGTGTAAGTATTTTGCCCGGAGAGGAGGGACCAATCCTTCCCGGCGGCGAGGGGTCTGGCGTCCTTGGTGAGGGCGGTGACGACATTGTCGGAATGGGCGATAAAGGCACTGGTGACGGAGTCGGTGGTGGTGATGGCACTGGAGAAGGTGCCGGCACAGGAACAGGCGCAGGTACGGGTACAGGAACTGGCACAGGCACAGGTACTGGAGATGGAACCGGTACAGGTGGCGAAGGTGGCGGTACTGGTGACGGCACTGGTGACGGCACTGGTGATGATGATGATGATGATGATGACTTCGAAGTTGACCCAATTGAAGAAATTGACGGGTATGATTTTGGCGACCCAATAACGGTTGACACAGACCTTGGTGACTTTGAATACAGACAGCCACAGATAACCAGTCCATTTAATTTCGCTAGAGATTTCGGTTCCTACACGTTGTCGCCCGAAATAGAGCAATCATTTCAAGACCTTACAAAGGAGCGACAAGCGGCAGGGATGAGGACATCTCCTGTTGAGCTGTTTCCGGGGCAGGACATCAATCAAGAGATACTCAATCAAATATACATAGATGAGCTTGGTCGAGAGGTTGGCGATGTTGGTCTTGAGTATTGGCTACAAGAATCGGGGCTCACGGACCCTGAAGACATTCGGTCAGCGATTCGTTTGTCTGACGAGTTTGGTGAATACACTGACCCGTTCGCATTATATGAGCCCGAATACCTCGAGCCAATTGGTACAATGTCAGAAGAGAGACAGGCCGAGCAAGGTATTGCTAATCTGATTGGCTCAAGGTTCCCGAGGTTCACTCCTGCCGGAGAGCGGTATCCATTTACTTCAACGCCTGAAGAGTCTGCACAGGCTCTTGTCAATGAGCTATTTGGTAGAAGTGATGGCAATCAGTAGAGCACAGATGGGCAAACAGTTAACGGGGAACCGTATGCGCTCCAAGGGTAGAACATGTGGCTTTATGTCAACCGGCACAGACGCTGGCGATCTGGACACTATCCGCGCCGCCCGAAATATTGATGACGGGACAGGCGGTCGAGTTACCAAAATGAAAAAGGGTGGTAAGATCTGCCCAGAAGGAAAGGCTTGGGCCAAGCGGACATTTGACAAGTATCCAAGTGCATACGCAAATCTTGCCGCTTCAAAGTATTGCAAAGACCCGAACTACGCCAAGAAGTCTAAAGGCGGAAAGCGGAAGGGCAAGTAATGGGTGAGCTCAAGAAGTGGCTAGACGAAGACTGGGTACGGATTGATTCTGAGGGGAACATTGCCGGTGAGTGCGGCACCTCGAAGAACAAGAAGAATCCAGACCGTTGTTTGCCAAGAAAGAAAGCACAGAGCTTATCCAAGTCTGAGCGTAAGGCCACCGCCCGAAAGAAAAAACAAGCAGGATCCAAGGGTAAGCAATTCGTTGCAAACACACCCAAGGCCAAGGTAAGTAGGGCTAAGTCCGGAGGACGCTGTATGCGTGACGGAGTGGCCACGAGAGGAAGGACAAGGGCATAATGGCTGTCGTAACACCAGACCTACCAGAGATCTTTGAGGAAGCCTTTGAGCGTGCAGGATTGGAGATGCGCTCTGGTTACGACTTGAAGACCGCCCGAAGAAGTCTGAACCTTCTCACACTGGAATGGCAAAACAGGGGACTCAACCTCTGGACTATTGAGCCCGGTACAATCGCGTTATCATCTGGCACGGAAACGTACACGTTACCCGCAGACACCATTGACTTGATTGAGATGTCTTTGCGGACTGGAACGGGTACTAACCAAACAGACACGAACGTGGAGCGGATCAGTGTATCGACGTATTCTCAGCAGACTAACAAGAACACGACCGGTAGACCCGTACAAGCGTTCATTCGACGTTTGGCAACGGAAACAACTGTTACGCTTTGGCCTGTGCCGGATGCACGTGACACTTATACTTTGGCGTATTACCGCCTGCGTGGCATTGAAAGCATTTCAACGGGAGTGTCAGGAACGGCAGACGTTCCTCCTCGGTTTGTTCCTTGCCTTGTGGCTGGGCTTGCTTATTACATCGCCATGAAGCGTCCTGAGGTGAATGACAGGGTTGGTGCGTTGAAGCAGGAATACGAGTTCCAGTTTGAGTTGGCGGCAGGCGAAGACCGAGATACGTCATCCATTCGCTTCATCCCGTTCGACACATTCTACTTGGCGGGTCAGTGATGCAAGACGCTATCTATAACCCGTTTTACTACAAGCCATTGCCAGATGAGATAACCATTGGTGGCAGTGAAATCGAGGGGCTTGGTATTTTTGCCACGACCGAAATAGATCCAGAGACTGACCTTGGCACAACACATATCAAGGTGCCTATGTTCCATGGGTACATACGCACACCAATCGGCGGGTTTCTAAACCACGCCGAAGAAGCCAACTGTGAGCTTGTGTTAATCCATGACTGGGACGATTGTAAGGTTTACAATGTGTTCACCCTTCGTGCCATTGAACAGGGCGAAGAGTTGGTTCTGAACTACGAGGATTAACCATGCCGGCTTACACCAAAGGAAGTCATGCGTTTGGTTTCTGCGACAAGACAGGGTTTCGCTACCCGCTTGACGAGCTGGTGTACGAGTACAAAAACGGCGTAAGGACTGGGTTCCGTGTCGGCAAGGATGTTGCCGATCCAGACCAGCCACAGAATTACTTGGGTCGAGTGAAGATATTTGACCCGCAATCATTGTTCGACCCGCGCCCGGATAAAGCCGAGCAGGCGAGTCGCGCTCTTTTTGGTTGGAATCCTGTCGGGAATCCCATCCAGAAAATCGAAGGCTCCGTTGGGAGCGTAACTATCACGGTGACTTGAGGTGAGTGATGAAGAAGACAAAGGGCTACGCCAAGGGCGGAGCGATGAAGGGCACCAAGGCGATGGCCGCAGGCGGCAAGATGCCAATGGTGAAGGATCCGAAAACAGGCAAGATGGTTCCCAGCTTTGCGGCGGACGGCAAGGGCAAGATGGCCAAGGGCGGAATGACCAAATCTTCTACTATGAAGAAGAAAGCCGGTGGCGCGATGAAGGGTACTAAAGCCATGGCAAAAGGTGGTGCAACCAAGAAGACCAAGGCCATGGCGAAAGGTGGTGCAATGAAAAAGACGAAGGGTTATGCTAAAGGCGGCGTAGCTCGTGGTACAGGCGCGGCTACAAGAGGAAAGAATTTTAGCCGGAGCATGTAATGTCTTATCTCATCTCAAACGTACCCAGCTTCAAATGCTGGGTGCGTAAAGAGTTTACTGCAAACCATCAGGACTATCATGGAGAATTTATTCACGCGCTTGCGTTCGCTGTTAACACGATCCCAGACAGATCACTCAGCTTCCAAGTTGTCTTCACAGGATGTGAAATTGACCACACCGGAGAGGACAATGTCCACGGAGGAGCCATGTGGGCAAGAATGCCCATCCAAGCCCTCGTTGCAGACATCCCCTTGGATGAATGGCCAGACCGAATGGAAGACCATTTGGCGCAACCTTGGGACTGTGAGTCTCGTCACCACTCGGTGGTGGTTATGGACCGCGTTAGTTCAAGCCCGTGGATTGCAAAGATTGACGGAGAGTTTTACGAAGGCCGGTATATGTTCACTGTGGACTACACCGAGCACGAAATCGCAGACTCCCCAGACCAACACAAACAGTCCCACGTCATGTACCTCACTGAGGGACCGTGGGCAGGAAACATCGTTGCACTCCCGAACAACAGAGTGAGGGCAACAAGCCCAGCTCTCTGGAGAACTGGAGAGGGGGCACCAGACTTCGCGCCGAGCCAATACTTACACTCGGCCGAAGGACACTCAAGTTACACAGACCCATCGGTCACCTTTGATAACTTATATCAGGATTGATATGACTTACGCAGAACTCGTACAGGCCATCAAGGACTACACAGAGAACGAAGAGACTACCTTCGTGAACCAGATCCCGACATTTGTGCGTCAGGCCGAAGAACGGATCAATCGCTCTGTGATGCTCCCTGACTTGAGAAAGAATGTCACAGGGACAGTGACATCCTCGTTTCGATTCCTGACTGTGCCAGATGATTATCTGGCGGTGTTCTCGATGGCTGTCATTGACGGCGATGGGAACTACGAGTTCTTGCTCCACAAGGATGTGAATTTTATTCGAGAGGCCTATCCGGATAATACAACATCAGGCAAGCCTGAGTATTACGGATTGTTCGATGAGACCTCTTTCATTCTGGCGCCGACACCAGACGCAGATTACACGATCCAGCTCCACTACTACTACGACCCGCAGTCCATTGTGGACGCAGGCACGAGCTGGTACGGGGACAACGCAGAGACTGCTTTGTTGTACGGGTCATTGATCGAGGCGTACACCTTCATGAAAGGTGAGCAAGATCTGATCGCCTTGTACGGCTCACGGTACGAGGAAGCGATGATCCAACTCAAAGAATTAGGTGACGGCCGAAACAAACGCGATAGTTACAGAAACGGCGAGCCGAGGGTAAGCGTACAATGATGTCACAATCTTCAACACCCATGGTCGGTCAGGTAGAGGTTTTTGCCACACAGAATCGTGGTTACTCGCCCGAAGAAATCACCGACATGACACTCAACAAAATACTGTATATCGGGAAAAATCTTGACCCGGTCATACAGCAACAAGCGGTCGAATACAGAGACCAAATACGATCTGTTTTGATCAACGCAATTAAAACGGCGCAACGGTCCGAGAGGACAACCCTGTATAATTTATGTAAGCAACAGGGCCATGAGGATATGGCCGAGGTGATAAGGAAACTGTAATGGCAATTACCCAAGCGATGACCACCTCGTTCAAGGTTGACCTCTTGAACGGTGTGCATGATTTTTCAACAGACACATTTAAACTGGCTTTGTTCACAAGCTCTGCCACACTCGGCGCGGCCACGACAGCGTACACTGCGCCATCGAACCCAGCGGCGGATCCGACTGACACGAACGAAGTGACAACAACAGGCACGAACTACTCAGCAGGTGGTCAAGCTCTGACAGCGGTTGCGCCGACTTCGTCTGGCACAACAGCGTTTGTTGACTTCAACGATGAAGAATTCACGAGCGTGACACTGACTGCTCGCGGTGCTTTGATTTACAACGATGATAAGTCTGACAAGTCTGTGGTTGTGTTGGACTTCGGTTCTGACAAGACTGCAACCTCTGGAAACTTTACAATCGTTTTCCCTGCGGCTGACGCCTCGAACGCCATTATCCGTCTTGCTACTCCATAAGGAGTGACCCATGGCTTCTCTCACCGGATGGGGTAGACAGACGTGGGGATCCGGTGCGTGGGGCGAAGAGGCACCCGTTGAGTTAACGGGGCTCATTGCCTCCACTCTTGTTGGTGATGTGACGGTCGAAGCGATTGGAAACATCACACAGAATGTGACGGGTCTGGCGGCAGAGGGCGTGGTCGGTACACCGACAGTGGACGCTCGAACCAATGTGCTTGTCACTGGACTCGCGGCCGAAGTAGACACGGACGGTGTCGCCAAGAATGTCACAGTGGCACTTGGTGGATGGGGCCGTGGCGCGTGGGGTGACGGACCGTTTGGTGAAGCCTTACAGGACGACATCATTACCACGGAAGTGGGCACGGTTCGGATTCTTGAAGAATACATTCAGGTGACAGGTGTTGCCTCGGATGGCGTTGTGGGTTCTGTGACAGCCACAGGAACTGCGGTCATTGTCGAGGAAGGCCTTGCCGCAAGCACACAGATCTCTGGTGTGACGGTGCAGGCAAACGCAGATGTCACCCTGACAGGTGTCAGTGCAGAGGGCGAGGTTGGTACAACCACGCAAAGCTTTGGTGTGACGGTGCTCCCGACAGGGGTCAGCGCCGAAGTACAAAGCGGTACCGAATCAATTACAGCGGACGCCAACGTGTCTGTCACCGGAACGGAGGCCTCTGTGGCCACCGCAAGACCACTTGTTTGGGGTAAAATAGTAACAGTACAGAACCCCAATTGGACCGAAATAAACGCGGCGTAGAGGAATATTATGGCCAGCACATATACCACAAACCTCGGTATCGAAAAGATCACCACGGGTGAACAATCGGGAACTTGGGGCGGTACAACCAACACAAACTTTGACATTATTGATCAGGCGATCAACGGCATCGAGACAGTGACACTGCCTGCGGCTGGGAGCTCTGGATCACCAAACTCACTCGCGATTACAGACGGCGCTGTATCCAGCGGCCGAAATAAATTTATTGAGTTCGATGACGGCGGAGACCTCGGTGCAACAGCCTACGTGCAGTTAACACCGAATGACGCAGAAAAGATTGTCATCATCCGAAACAGCTTGTCAGCAAGCCGTGCACTGATTGTATTCCAAGGGACGTACAACGCATCGAATGACTTCGAGATTGCCAACGGCAAAGACGTTGTTCTGAAGTTTGACGGAGCCGGTGCAGGCGCGACAGTGACACAGGTCTTCGAAGATCTGAACGTGACAGCGTTAGACGCAACCACAGTGGCGGCAACAACAGTTGATACCACCAACGTGGAAGTGACCAACATCAAGGCGAAGGACGGCACCAGTGCGGGTAGCATTGCCGACTCAACCGGTGTTGTGACACTTGCGAGCTCAGTCCTGACCACCACAGACATCAACGGCGGAACCATTGACGGTGCCACCATTGGTGCAAGCAGTGCAACCACAGGTGTGTTCACACAGTTGAACGTGGAGGCACAGGGCGAGATTCGACTGGAAGACTCGGCCGGTGGTGAGTATGTCGCGCTTCGCGCTCCAACGACTGTCAGCAGTAACCTGACACTGACCCTGCCTGCGGCAGACGGATCCAGTGGACAGGCGCTTGTGACGGACGCATCTGGAAATCTGTCGTTTTCGGACGCAGGTATTTCGACTGGCAAAGCCATCGCAATGGCAATCGTGTTCGGATAAACAATTGATTTTAAAGAGGATTTATTAAATGGCCGCTCCGAATATTGTAAACGTCACCACGATCACAGGCAAAACTGCCGTGGTGAGTCTCTCAACAACAAGCGCAACAGAGATCGTGAGCAACGCCGCCGCTTCTGGCAAGGTGTTCAAGATCAATTCATTGGTGGTATCGAATGTGGACGGCACGTCCGCCGCAGACATCACTGTCAGCTACTACAGCGAGGATAACATTGGCGGTACCGCGACCGAAATAGTTTCAACGGTTTCTGTCCCTGCTGACGCATCCCTTGTAGTGATCGACAAGAACTCTTCATTGTATCTTGAGGAAGACCGTTCTATTGGAGCGACCGCAGGTACAGCCAGCGATCTGAAGGTTATCGCGAGCTACGAAGAGATCTCATAAATGGCTAAAGGTCCCGGTGGAATTATTTCTGGTGGATTTGATCCGCTCAACGCCCCAGATGCGCCAACCATTGATTCTGTCAGCGCAGGTGTATTAACTGCTGATGTCACGTTCTCTGCTCCAGCCGACACGGGCGCAGGCACGGTAGACTCGTATGTAATCACTGCCAAGCAGAGCGATGGCACAGGTGTGTCTGCCACAGCCTCTGCCGCTGGTACAACCACTGTTACCCTCACCGCAGGCGGTACAACGACATTCGCCGCTCAAGCAATCAGCAATGCCTTCGGACCCGGTGCTTTTAGTGGGTTTGGTAACTCGACTTCAGTGTTTAGTGGTCAGGAGTTGTATGCTTGGGGTTTTAATACTAATGGTAATCTAGGCGTAAATGACAGAACTTCAAGAAGCTCTCCAACTCAAGTGGGTTCTTTGACAACATGGTCTCAGGTTTCAACTGACAGTGGAGGGACGCTGGCAATTAAAACAGATGGAACTCTTTGGTCTTGGTCAAATAACAATGTAGGGCAAGCTGGGGACGGGACCACCATAAGCAGATCTTCCCCGGTTCAAATTGGATCTGAAACTAATTGGGCAAAAGTCGTCGGATCTCGTGGTGATTGCTCTTTGGCGATTGATACCGATGGAAAACTCTACGCATGGGGCGCTGGTCCTAATGGTGAGTTAGGGACCAATGACACAATAGCAAAATCCTCCCCAGTACAAGTCGGTGCTTTGACTAACTGGTCAGATATATCAATCGGAAACGATCACTGCCTTGCAATTAAAACTGACGGTACGTTATGGGCGTGGGGAGGAGATACCAATGGAGCGGTTGGGGACGGTACCGCAACTAAAAGATCATCTCCGGTACAAATCGGTTCTGATACGGATTGGCTTCAGGCTTCTGCGGGAAATGATTTTAGCATCGGCATAAAAACAGACGGCACATTATATGGTTGGGGAAGAAATGATGACGGGCAACACGGAGACGGAACCAAAACAGACAGCTTTACTCCGGGAGCGTCTGCTATAGCTCCAGCGTTTGCTCAAATTTCTGCCGGCACGGAATGGGCTTTAGGAATCACCGCTGATGGTGAAATGTGGTCATGGGGCAATAATTCTAGCGGAAGGCTTGGGTTAAACATTGATCAAACCATAGATAGATCATCTCCTGTACAAATTGGGGCACTAACAAGCTGGTCACAGGCTGATGCAGGCTCTTCTCACGGTGCCGCAATAAAGACTGACGGAACAGCGTGGTCATGGGGAAGCAACAACACTGGACAGCTTGGAAATAACTCTCCTTTCAGTGTAAATAGATCCTCGCCCGTACAAATTGGTTCAGAGACAAGTTGGACAAGTATTTCGGCGGGGACCGTTACGATGGGCACATTCGGAACAACCTCATAGGAACATGAAGGAATGACAGGAACATCAGGATTCAAAGGCTCGGGGATCACGGACCCATTCCAGACACCCGATGCACCCACGGTTGATAGTGTATCTGCCGGTGTTCTGTCTGCTTCTGTTTCTTTTACTGCCCCGGCTGACACGGGCGGGGGTGCGATTACCTCCTATGTTGCTTCTGCAAAACAATCAGACGGTACTTCTGTATCTGGTACTGGTACCTCATCCCCAATTAATATTACCTTGACTGCGGGCGGTACAACTAATTTCGCTGTACAGGCGTTTAATACCTACGGTGCAGGACAGTTCAGTGGGTATGGGAACGCTACATCTGTGTTGAGTGGCCAGCAGTTGTATTCTTGGGGTATAGACAGCAACGGGCAACTTGGTCAGACCACACAAGCCTCATTATCTTCTCCAGTGCAAATAGGCTCAGATACGGACTGGAGTTCAATAGGCCATGATATGCAGGGAGCGGAGTATGTCACCGCTATCAAAACAGATGGAACATTGTATTCTTGGGGCGGAAACAATGCCAACGGTGAGCTTGGCCACAACGATGTCGTAGCCAAGTCTTCTCCAACTCAAGTCGGAGCATTGACTACTTGGAGCGATAGCTCTACCGGGAGAAAAAATCTTTTATTGGCAAAAACTGACGGTACATTGTGGTCAATAGGCGACAACTTATTTGGCCAGCTTGGGATCAATACAGGCAATACAGACGATAGATCTTCTCCGGTACAAGTTGGATCTGATACGAATTGGTCTAGGGTTGCTTGCGGAGGGGAGTATTTCTCTATCGCACTGACCACAACTGGAGAGTTATACGGATTTGGATATAACATCTACGGTCAACTAGGAGACAACACGAACGTAAGGAGATCGTCTCCTGTGCAAGTCGGGGCGGAGTCTGATTGGGCAACCATGGGCACATTACAGTATTCATGTTCCGCCATTAAAACCGATGGTACCTTTTGGTCTTGGGGGTACAACAACAACGGCATGATTGGAGACAATACAACAATAAGAAGATCCTCTCCTGTACAAGTTGGAGCTTTAACCAATTGGAGCAAGGTTTCAGGTTCAGAGGAAGCGTGGTGCGCCATCAAGACAGACGGGACTTTGTGGAGTTGCGGTCGAGGGACTGATGGGCAACTTGGAACCAACTCTGTAGTGGACCGTTCGTCTCCTGTACAAATTGGCTCAAACACTAATTGGTCAAAAGTTTCTGCTGGTAAAACCCATTTTGTAGCTTTGACAACTACTGGAGAGATTTACGCATGGGGCAACCTAGATAGTGGCCAAGGAAACAATGATCTTGGAGGAACTGTTCGTCGATCCTCCCCGGTTCAAATCGGAGCGTTGACTAGCTGGACTGATATTGAAGCATCTAAATTTTCAGTTTACGGTGCAATAGGGGTTTAGTAATGCCAAATTATAGTGGAAAGTGGAACTTAGACGGACAACTGCGGGGCATCAAGCAGGGCACTTGGACCGGTATTGGTGGGTTAGAACTATATATCTGGGGTGACGGTGCAAATGGTCGCTTGGGCGATGGCACAGTTGTTTTTTATTCTTCCCCGATTCAAATAAGCTCAACAGGTGGAACTACTTTTTCTACAGTAGAACTAGGTGGTGCAAGTACAAAAGCACTTAAATCTGATGGTACGTTATGGGCTTGGGGAAACAATGACGAGGGTGCTTTAGGAGACGGTACAGTTATCCATAGGTCATCTCCGGTGCAAATTAGCTCAGACACTGACTGGCAATATCTCGGTATTGGTGGTGGTCACAACTTAGTGATTAAAACTGATGGAAGTCTGTGGTCTTTTGGTGCGGCATATTTTGGCGGTCTTGGGAATAGAGGCCACTCAGAACACAATTCTTCTCCAACACAAGTTGGCGCATTGACCGATTGGGCTTATGTTTCTGCAGGCGCATCATATTCTCTTGCTGTTAAAACAGATGGGACTTTATGGTCATGGGGGTTGAACAACTACGGGCAACTTGGTCAAAACTTATTTACAGGAACAAACCGTTCTTCGCCGGTTCAAGTCGGTGCCTTGACTAATTGGGCTGTTGTTGCCGGAGGATATGAGAGCGGGTACGCAATAAAAACAGATGGGACTTTATGGGCTTGGGGAAGAGAGCTTTATGGAGGACTGGGGAATAATATTGGTACATCTACAGCCAAATCTTCGCCGATACAAGTTGGTGCTTTGACGGACTGGTCCGCTATTGAAGGCAGTAATAATAGGGCAATTGCTCTCAAAACCGACGGAACAATATGGGCTTGGGGACGAAACAACCTCGGCCAGCTTGGTCAAAATAATACAATTGATAAATCCTCTCCTGTTCAAATTGGTGCGTTAACTTCTTGGACAGCAGTTGGTTGCGGTCAAAACTCTCTGTATGCCCTGAAGTCTGATGGCACATTATGGGTATGGGGATATAATCTTGATGGACAACTAGGGTTGGGCGATACAATCACTTACTCGTCACCAGTACAGTTGGGTACATCCACAGGCTGGACCTCCATAGCCAGCGGCAATAACTCAACACATGCGGCTGGGATTTTGCTTGAGCGGACAGGAATGTAACCATGCCAAATTATTCAGGAGTCTGGACACTACAAGAGCAGTACGAGGCCGTCCTTGAAGGGAATTGGCCTGAGATTTTTCGTGCTGAGCTATATATCTGGGGAGACAACGGTGACGGAGAACTTGGTTTGGGGGATGTTAATGATACATCGTCCCCTGTACAGGTTGGTTCTGAGTCGGACTGGTCTGTTGTTAGTTCAGGCCAATCAGTAACTTCTGGAGTAAAAACTAATAATACACTGTGGTCATGGGGTTCTAGCAGTGTTGGAAGACACGGCCTTAATGACTCCATAAGCCGATCTTCTCCTGTTCAGATTGGCGCATTAACAGTATGGGATGACGTATATTTAGGTGGAGCTTTTGGTGTAGCTCGCACTACGAGTGGAGAGCTTTATTCTTGGGGCCAAGATGCTAACGGAAGATTGGGTCTTAATACGGTTAGCGGAGCTGTATCCTCCCCAACACAAATCGGTTCTTTAACCGACTGGTCCAAGATTAGTGCAGGCGGGTCGTTTGTTCTTGCTACAAAAACAGACAACACACTATGGGCTTGGGGATATAACGGACGGGGAAATCTTGGGGATGGAACGACTGTAGACAAATCTTCTCCAGTGCAAATTGGCGCATTAACTGACTGGGATGAGATTTCCGCTGGTTATGAAACTGCAACCGGTGCATTTTGCATGGCAATCAATTCTTCAGGTGAGTTATACGCTTGGGGGGATCCGGTTTATGGTTCGTTGGGGTTAAATATCAATACCCCAGAATTAAAATCTTCCCCTGTTCAAGTGGGCGCATTGACAAACTGGTCAAAGGTAGCCGCAGGAGCCGCACATACACTTGCTGTTAAATCCGATGGAACGCTTTGGTCTTGGGGTAGAGGAGCATTTGGTAGAACTGGGCACAACGATGAAGTTGACAGGTCCTCTCCAGTACAAATAGGTTCAGATACAGACTGGGCAGATGTATCTGCTTCTTATCATAGCCTTGCCCTAAAAACAGACGGTACACTATGGGCGTGGGGTATTGGCGCAACCGGTAGAATGGGGTTGGGCGATATAATTAACCGGTCTTCTCCGGTGCAGATTGGATCTCTTGTTAAATGGTCGTCTGTATCCGCAGGATTAGATCATTCTAGCGGATTGTTTAGAATCACATAACATATGAGCGCACTAGAAAAAGACATTCACCCACTCGACATTGCCCTAAGCTGTGCCATCAACGGTCAGCCGGACTTGTCTGAAGACATTCTACGGGCACAGGACCAAGAAGACCCTCGTGTACTATTCAACCTCGGTTGGCACGACATGCGCCACGGGCAGTTGAAGAAAGGCTTTGAGGGCATGAACGTGGGCCGTTACATCAAGGTCTTTGGTTCTGATCCCATTGGTGGGCCAATCCCACGCCCTGAAGATGACTTAAACGGCAAGCATGTATTATTGCGTTGTGAGGGTGGATTCGGTGATGAGATCATCAACTTCCGCTTCGCAAAGAATTTTAAAGACAAAGGTGCGATTGTCACCATTGCCTGTCATCCACGCCTCGCCAAGTTGTTTGCTCGTGAGGGCTACTCTGTTGTTACAAACAAGACAGCAGAAG